TGGTTTCATTGTCTAACCTTCCATTAGTTTGTTTGTTTGATTATTCAGTTATGTATTTAGTTGTATCGTAGGGGTCTGACATTTTTTACCACCCCTTGTGTGTGAAAATAAAATCAGCACCAAAACGAACATCTTGACCATCAAGCACAGACACTTTGTATTCTTTAAGATCAATCGTGCCATCAAATGTTGCGCCTTCAAACTGGCGTGCAATGTCGGTTACATCTGCAACCTGTTCGTTTGTCATTTCAGTAAGAATGGTGACATTAATTGCCGCACCCATTGAATACTTATCTGTAACTACAGAAATCTTTGCCATTGGGTAAGCGTTCTTGATTGCTTTGCGCACCATCTTGGCGGTGTCTGTTGCTGAAATGTCTAGTGTTGTTGTCATTTTCTTGCCCTTCTAATCTGCCCACCCTGGGCTGTTAAGACAAGACTACACGAAACAAACAAACATGCAAGTTATTTAATGATTAAATTTCAATACCGCGTGTCCCCCTTTATTCACAAGGGTTTTCAAACTATTTTTGTATATACACCTAATCTTGCTACCGTTAGGTGTACGGTTTGAATAGTGCCAGAGTGGTACGAGATAAACGAAAGGCAAGACAAATGGCAAAATCAATACACGATCAAGCGGCGCAACATAGTGCGCAATCACGCGAAGCATTACATGAAGAACTATTTGCAAGGTTAGATTTAACAGACCCACTACTGCGACTAATCGCACGCGCAATAACAGATGCAAAAATAGAAGGCACACTAGCAGGCATGCACCTAGTCAGTGACAACATACAACTAGAAGCGTATGCGCGTGGTTACACAGACGGCAGAAGTGATGCGCAATGAAATGCCCAGACTTCACAGAAGCATCATGCAGAGAATTGCCTGTTGATTTATTTTTTCCAGACTCACGCGAACAAGAAGAAAAACAACAACAAATGCTTTACAAAGTTTGTTCAGCCTGCCCCATTTTTACATCATGCCTGGACTATTCACTTCATGTAAAAGTGGATGGCATTTGGGCTGGCACAACAGCCGCAGAACGCAGAGTGATCCGCGCCAAACGGGGCATCACCGCCACACCCATCTACCCAATACATGAAGTGTTTATGTCACAAACAGATGACGCTAAACATAAAAGAAAAGTGCGTGCAGCGAAGTCTGCAGAAACACAGAAACGGAATCGCCAAAATGCTTAATGTATTTTTAATAGTGTCCCTACTACCCATCACTTTAATCTCATACCGCTTAGGTCACTATGCTGGTTACAACGAAGCAGACCAATTCAAACCAACAGATGAAATGGATACACCAATTTATAACCAGATGGCGTTAGAACATCCTGAAACATTTATGTTTATGAAAGCGAAACAACTATGAGTAAGAAACGCAAAAAGAATAACAAGGTGGTGTTGGCTGAATTGTGGCTAACAGATGCAGACGGCAACCCACAGAAAATAAAAATTACAGGGCATAAGCGATCTGTTAAGAAGCGTGCCAAACTGGTGGAAATTGAAAGGCAGATTAATGGCGAAGTTGTGGAATGATGAAGATACTTTTGTGGTGACTGAAGCAGGGCAACTATTGCGCAAAGCGAATGAAGCGTTAGCGCGTGTACGCGAACTGCACACACCCATAGAAACTTATTTCAGACCAGCCTGTAAAGAGTGTTCACGCATTGCAAGTGGGGCTACTGGGTGTGAAACATTTGTTGTGGTTGAATTGTGTAAAACAATTAACGCTTTAGATTTTGATTTAGATTATGTAGAAGTGGATGGTGAAACAGATGGGGCAGTTTAAGCAACTAGAAACAGCACTACAAGAAGCGGCAATGGATCGTGGCGAAATCTTAGACATGGCGAAAGCCCTAACCTATGGTGACCGTAACCGTAAGGCTGGTGACTTTGTAACGAACCATGAAAACATTGCACGCATTTGGTCAGTGGTATTGGGTGTTGAAGTCCAGGCGTTTCAGGTTGCATTGTGTATGGCTGGTGTAAAGTTGGCACGCACTGCGGCTAGTCAGGATCTAGACCACTTTATAGATGGCGCAGCCTATTTTGCTGGTGCTGGTGAATGCGCGACACGCCCAGAAAACCCTTAGAAATAAAGGGAATAAAAAAACTTTTGTAAATAAGTTGCATGTTTGTTTGTTTAGGTTTTATGCTGGTACTAACAGCGCACAGGGCGCAGAACAGAAAGGCAAGACAATGAACGCAAAACAGCAGGTAGCAATCAACGGTTTAGTAAATAAGTTTATTGAAGATTTAGATTTAACTGGCAATGCTTTAATGCATGGTTCAATACGCAAAGTGATGCAAGCAAAAAACACAGAACAAAGTGTTGTGGCTTTAGAGTATTTATTAGAATCAATTAAGAAGTCACTGCCAAACAATTAACAAAGAAACTTAAAACCCCTGGATCACTTCCCCGATCCAGGGGTTTTAACATTTACACAATTGCCAATTCAGACCAGCCACTATCAGACAACAAGAAACAAACCTGACCAGTAGAACTATTGCTAGTGGTTTCAGAAAACCAATTGCTGCCGCCATCCTGCGCAGGCACTTGAATGTGCCACTTACCCTTAGCAACTTCTTTACAAACAAAGTGGTGAAAGTGTCCAGTAAGAAGCATGGTTGCACTAGCAGTATTCAAACCTGCGAGAGTTTGCCCAGCCCACCATTTGCCCACATCACCTGACCGCGCCTGATGCCCGTGTGCTAACCCGATAACTTGTTTACCCACCTGCACACTTACACTTAATTCTTCTGTGGGTAGCACCCACTTAATGTGTCCATACAATTCAGGGCGCACACTTAAAGTTTCTGCTACCGATTCCCACACAGCAACATCATCATTGTCGTTGTTGCTAGTAAAAGATTTACCGTTGTTTCTGTTTTCGCCATGATTACCTGCAACCGCCGCAACAGTTACCCGTTCAAACTCTGGTGCAAGTGCCATCAAATAGTTACGGGCTAACCTGCGCACAACTTTGTTTTGGTCACGCCTATCTAATTCAACATTGAATGTTTGTTGTTCGTAATGTCCCTTGCAACCTTCACCAAGATCACCCAGGGAACAAACCAACAAACCGCCTATGTCGTAGCCCATAGCCCTAAGAACTTTCACGCGATCCAGCACAGAAGTAATAGATGCTTCAATACGCGCCACAGTGCCTTCTAGACCGTCACCATCTGCTTTACCTATCTGCCAATCACCTAACGGCACAACTAGCGTGTGCGTGCCTGTGTGTGGCTTTACGGGCTTCCTACGGTCACGCTTCACGGGCGCAGTCAAAGCATCTAATTCTGTGACAGACAAACCAGACTTTGATTTGATAGTGGCTTTGTAAGCCCACAGTTGGCGTTCATCATAAGTCTGCCAAGTGCTAAACCGTACAGGTTCAACAACTTCAAACAGGGCAGGATCAAAACCCCACGCTTTTAATTCTTCATCCCAATTACCTACAGGGCTGGTGCGTGGCTTTGTTGTGATCTCACCTTCATGCCCATCAAAAGTAACCCCTGGTTTCCAAACAGATCCAGACTCACCTTTACCTTTAGCCACTGGTACAGATGTAGGCATACCATCTTGTTCAACAGTTGCTAATAGTTTGTCTACGCGTTTACTGAAATTAGTCATTAGCATCACAACTACAGGTTTGGGTTCTGTGTCGGTACACAATTTGGTAAGAAGTTTTGTAACCAGCCGCTTCCAATTCCCTAGACACTGCAGAAGCAGCAATAGGCGCAGCCAATAATGCTAACAATGCACGCACATCTTCTTCAGGCATGACATGCAAAACTTTAGCGATACCGCAAATAGGTGGCATGAGTGTCCCCTTCCGTCACACCTGTAACAATAGTGCAACTTGTGGACTAATTATTTAGTGTTCTTCAACCCTGCTTCAGCACCAATTTTTACAATGTCAGGCGCAGAATGAATACCCACCAAAGCGTTAGTAGGATCAAGGGCAACCAAGATAGGCGCAACAATAGCCGCCACCACAGCAATACCTAAATCTTTAGGTGTGTGATACCCAGCAACATACGCCGCGACAACACCAGACACAGCCGCGTATGCGTAGTGCTGAAGTAAACCTAATGCTTTTTGTTTTGTCATTACTTTGGCATGTCTTTCAGTTGTAGTTGAACATCATTGTAAACACTTGCCCAGCCTAAATACTTTTTACCCCAATGCTTTGCAAACCAGGTTAAAGAAACTTCACCAACATAATTATTTGTTGGCGCATCAGTACCAATAACAATGCCCTTCTTGCCTGACTGCAAAACCACATGCCCATAAAGTCCACCATCAAAAAAATGTGGCGCACCAACTGGTGCTTTGCTTGCATCTGTGTGGCGTGCCTTAGCAGGTACATGATTCCACGCATCCAACGCTGAAGCATACTTAACAGGCAGCCCCCACGCGTTCTGACAGGTAGCGTGGCAACGCCCCTGCACGCCACTAACATGCGTAAGCATCATGTGTTTCAAATGTGCGTAAGCCTGAAGCCCCGTAAATTTACTAATAACCATTTAGTCCCTACGATCCGTGAACGCATACCAGAATAAAACAAACAAACTGAATGCTAGTAGTCCAAGTGTAAACCACACAGCATTAGTTTTCTACAATGTGCTGTTCAAACTTGCCATCCAAACGGGCAACTTTATCCCCTATTTGAATTTGGCGATCTTCAATGTGCATAATTTTTTCAGTTAATTCATTAACTGCCTGCCGTAAACCGCCACCATTATTGCCAAACTGTTTAACAATAAAATCTAGTTTGTCACCCACGCGCACTAAATCTATTTCAAGTTTTGTTTGGCGTTTATCTACCCTGCGCCAAATGCCATAAACGGCAACACCACAAGGCACAACAACAGATGCAATTTGTGCAATGTTAGCGGCAACACCCAATTCAAACATTACAAACTGACCCATTCCGCAGACATGAAAGAAGCAAACCCTGTACCCACAGAAGTGGTGTAGCCCGTACCGCTAGTGTATGCGCGTAAATCCATAGTGTCACCAGCATTCATGTAAACCAACACAGCCTGCGCAGGTAATGTGGCAGTCTGGCTAGTCAATGAAACACGATCTAAAGTAGTACCTGTGGTTAAAGATGTACCATTTTTGTACCACGCATTGCGCCTATCAGCCACAGTAGTAGCCACAGAACTGAAAGAAGTTTGACCAGCGAACCGATACCAGCCTGCAGTGTTACAAGTCCAGACACTAGGCGTACCACTAGCCCAGTTGTTATCACGGTTCACATCTGCCACATTCCAGTTAAGGGCAGTGAAAGTAGAAGCAGTAAATTGTGGTGACTGCACAGAACTTTGGCGCAAAACAGTAATAGGTTTACCCAACATAAAGTTACCCAAATTAGTTACAGCACTATTCAGGTATGCGCCTGTTTCAATTTCACCAGCCGTAAAAATACGGGTACTTGGAATGATCATTAGTAACCTAACCTTGCCGATCCATTAGTGACAGTTGTTGTGTTGTATCCTTCAATTATCGCAGACCCCACCACATAAGTGCCACTACACCCAGCGTTAGTAACTACATAGACAGCATCACCTGTGTAATGCGGTGACTGACCCAGCACACCCCATGTAGTTAAATTAGGCGTACCCCTGGTGACAGTTAAAGAAGTTGTGCCAGATCCTGCAGTAACAGTCATAAACTCATTACCTACAACAATTGCTGAAGCAGTGACTGCGCTACTGGTAGTAATAGTTGTGGCATCAATACCCACATTTGCAGACAAAGTTTGTGAACCCTTAGTTACTTTGTAGCCCAAAACATTCCAAGTACCATTGTTAAATGGTGGCGGCACTTGAACGACAGCGATAGATTCAGCAACATTGCTAGCATTAACAACGCTAAGTATTTGACCAACAGCAATGTCAGACTGTGGGTAATTGATTACATCAGTTAAAGGGTTTACCGTGAAGGTTGAATACTTAACTGTGCCAGATGATGTTGTGTAACTACCTGTGTTTAATGTGTTGTACCAAGATCCAAGTGTAGAAAACGCAGTACGGTTTGTTGTGTCTAATGCGTAAGGTATTTGTGTTATTTGATTTGGCAGTATTTCAGTCCAAGCACCTGATGGTGTAATGTTTGTGCCATCAATGTAGTAAATGGTTGCGCCTGTGTAATGAGAATACGAACCAGCACCAGTGCTATCAGTACCCGCAGTGGTTTGTTTTGTTCCATTTTGCGCACGCGCAGTGATAGTTAAAGTAGATCCACTAACAGAACCAGTAACAATTTCACCATCAATAACATAGTTACCTGAAGTGCCTGCAAGATTAGCGTTAGCCAAAGCACAAGTGGTGGTGGTGTCCATCAAAATGCTGGCAGACAATGTAGAAGATTTTACTGTTGTGCCACTGGTGTAAAGATAACCAATAAGACTTAATGGGATAGTTACCCTAGTTGAAGTTTCAGTAGGTGTACCCGATACAACAGCAATACAGTTTTCTGGCATGTTGTTATCAAGCCCTTGCATCAATTGCCCTGCAACAATGTCACGCGAATTAGCAAGCGCAGTACCCTTAACTACTTCCAAACTATTAGTACCACTGCCGCTACTAGAAACCACTTTAAGCCCCGACAAATTCCAGTAATACCTAAACACAGGTGACAAGGTAACTGTGGTAATCCAGTCTGCAGTTTGCGCATCAAAAGAATGTTCAACCCGTTCAATGAAACAGTCCAGGCTAATAGGCACGCCACCTAACGGGCGTTTCTTAAACCTAACCAAGTCACCAATTTCTAAACCTAACGCCACAGCCCAAATAGAAGGGTTACGCGCAGGTGTCAAAACTATTGTTTCAACGCGTGCCACAGGATCTTTATACCGCGACAACAAAAAGTATGCGGCATCTACCGCTTCAGCATCCGCACCATTGTAAATAGTGCGCGTGTAAGATCGTGGGAAATAGTTAGCAACACTGGTTTGGTCTTGCGCAGGTACAGTTACCCCACCATTACGGTTCACCACAATGTCATTAAAAATGTATGTGGGATCATAGTTAATGACAACATCCCCACCCTGATACGCGGTTTCACCAGCACCATCACCAAAGGTAACTTTAGGTACAAGTTTCTTTAACCGCGCATCACGGTCTTTGAAAGTCACATAACCGTCACCATCTACATACCATTCACCACCTTCAGTATCAGCAATGGTTTGTATGTAGTCAGTAACCGTTGTGCCAGTTGGTGTGAATGCTTGCATTTGTGAAACGCCAAGATCATTAAATGTTGGTAAGTATTTGAAACCACTGTAGTTAGCCATTGTGTTAGCAAACCTTGTACCTGTTTGTTCAGCCACACTACTGTCTGTGTATTGGGCGTAAGCACCAGTGGCATGGTAATCCTGATAAGTTACTGCGCCCCTATGAATAGAAACATGCGCCACACTTGTGCCGACAGTGTTAGCCCCAACAGTTGCATAAGCACCACCAACAATAAAATTCTTTACTACAGCCTTCGCAATAGCATTAGTGATAGTGCCAGTAGTAACAACACCATCAACAGTTAAAGTAAAGTTGTAAGTGTTACCACCAGCATAAGTAACTTTCATACTAACCAAATGCCAGTTAGTTGTATCCAGCGCAGTAGGTTGCACCGCTAAATACTGATCACCATAAACAACATCATAGGCAAGCACACGCACACACAACTTACCAGCACTATTAGTACCAATACCAAAACTAAAATCTTCATTAGCGGTGTTAGCCGCACCACTGTAGTTACACATAAAATAGATTTGATTATTAGTGCCACTGGCTTTAAGCCACATGTTGAATGTGTAGGTTTGACTAGAAGCAAATGAAACATCTTGCACAGATTTGTTAGATAGGTATGTGCCTATGGCTGGGAAATCGCTAGGGGCGTTAATGTTAAAAAAAGTTGCGCCAGTAGTTGCCGCGCCAGGCACACCAGCAACAGCCAATTCATCAGCAAAAACAACATTAGTAGGCTGCACAAAAGTTTGTAAATTCAATGGCAGTTGGTTATACAAACTAGCGTTAGATGCGCTGGTAGAACCTGCAGGTTCATTCAAAGGATAGTAATACAACGCTTCACTAGGATCTTGCAACAAGTAAGACTGATACAAGTTAGCCATCTGTATTTGCGACATGGAAGCAATAGCATCAGTGGCAACAATGTTTGCTTCACCACGGTTAGGTGCTTGATAACTTTGTGGGTAGCGTTCAACAAACCCGTTAAACAAATTGTAGATGGTACTACCCGTGGTACTAAACGCACTGGCACTAGATCCAAACTCAACCTGCACCGCATCTACATAAGAATTAGAAGACACATTATTTTGATTTATTAAAATAGTTATTTTAGGTGAACTAGGTGTGAGTGTAGCGGTGAACCTAATCCAAGTTTGCGAACCATCAATAAAGTTTGTTGTTGTTGTTGCAGTCGCTCCAGCATAATAACCGCCGTCATAGACTTGGAAATTACCACCATTACCACCAATGTATTCGTATTGCTGATACATACTCACCGTGATTTGTTTACCAGCAACAACAGGTACATCAAGTGCGGCAACACTACTAGCATTAACCACCATGCTTTGATCACCTGAAACACTTGCCCCAATCACGCCAAGCGAACCACTAAGCGCATACCAATTAACAATACCTAATTCAAAATCGGCATCACTAGCACCAACACTGATACGCGCATTAACAGAACCAACAGGTGACAAATTAGTGTTATTCAAAATGTTGCCCGTAATCGGATACGCACAATTAACTTGCAAAGGTTTGAACGGCAACAAGTTAGGATAAAACAAACCAGAAGTATTATTAGGATCAAATAAACTATCTGAATTATTTACCTGTACCCTACATTCACCCGATTCAATACGCCCCAATTCGTAAGTACGCCCACGCCTGGTATGAAACGAATAAGTACGGTTAGTGATGTTGCTAAACAAACTAGAAGGTGTGGGTGCAGACGGGGTAGTGGCATTAGATTTAGAGTTGGCTAATTTGTACCACGCACTATTAGGTTGCACCTGTGGTGACAAAGTAATACCAACATAAGGTATGTCCCTAGCCAATTGTGCTACCAGACCTTGCTAACCCATTAGAAACATTACGCCGATCATTTAACAGTGAATGTTTTTGCACAGCCCTGAACACAGTCTGCCCATCAATAATCACTGGCACTTCAATAAAAGAATTTTGTTGCGCTGAAGAAACACCAGCGGTTCTTACTTGCGCTGCCAGCCAAGAATTAGAAGCGGTCATAGTGGTGTTCAACATGCTTTGTTGGCGGTTCACATCAGCCGTAGCCTTAGCAGTATCGTGCGCATTTTTAGCCGCATCAGCCATAACTTTGTTTGCTTCTTTTTGTAAACTTGCCTGTTCGCGTATTGCTTTATTCAAAGTAACTACAGCCTGGTGATGTGCTTGCGTGCCGCGCGTTTTCTTTTCTTCTACCGCCGCTTGCACTACAGCCATCTTTGCCTGTTCAATAAATGGGTCAATAACTTTAATACGCTGCTTAAAAGTCAAAGTATCTTTATACGAATACGCTAAAGCAAACTTAGATTTTATGGTATCTATTTTGTCGCGCATTGCTTGCAGTTTGTTTAATTCAACTTGTAGCGCAGTCAAAGGCACAGCAACTACTGGCTTAACAGCAAACGGATCGTATTGATCTTTTGGTTTTGGTTTTGGTTTTGGTTTTGGTTTTTTCTTTACTAAAGAAGGGTCATACACTGGACCAACAAAACCAGGTTCACCAGGTTTAACAGTTTCAGGTTCTTTGTTGTTCTGCGCATAGGCATAAACGCCCATCAAGCCAACACCAGCAACAGCCAACGCCGCCGCACCTGCGGCAATGTTTGCGCCCCAAGTTACAAACGATTCAGCAATAGCCGCCGCCGCTTCAGCCGCCGCAACACCTAACCAAGAAGTACGCACCAAAGCCAACGCCGCACGCAAAGTAGCAAACGCCGCAACAACACCATCAACATAAGCAATAATTTTAGTGACCGCAAATACTGCAGTTAAAGTACCGCCCAGCACAATAATCCAGTAACGGAAATCTTTAACGAACTGAATTAGTCCCCTAATTTTTTCGCCCCACTTGTGCGCACTATCAGCCGTTTTACCTAACGCGCCACCCAAACCATCTTTACCAGTAAGCCCATTAACAAAGTGTTGTATCCACGGCACAACATGTTCTTTGATCCAGTTAGCCATACGAATAAGCACAGGCATCAACGCCCTACCAATAGCAACCTGCGCACCTTCAACAGCGGCATGTAAATACCTTTGTTGCATAGTGAACTTTTTGGCGGCTTCCAAATCTTTACCAGACATAGTTAAACCAAGTTTGTCTGACTCTTTATACAATTCATGTAAACCATCTTTGCCTTTAGCCAAGATAGGTAACATGTTTACACCGCTACGCCCAAACGCGGCAACCGCTAACGCAGTGCGATTAACACCAGGTTCCATGTTACTAAAGCGTTCAGACAGGTTTGCAACAATGTCTTTCATAGGCAGCAACTGCCCATTCTGATCGCGGTAAGTTATGCCTAACTGTTTAGCGGCATCATCATTTTTAGCCAAATGGACAGATAGCATTTTGAAACCTGTAACCATTTTTTCATTATCTATACCTAATTCTTTACCAGCAAACCGTAACCTAGATACATCTTCAGCCGTACCACCAATAACGCGCTGGAACTTGCGGATCTCACCAGCAACTTCACCAAACTTACTAACAGTATCTTTAGCAAATTTGCCAACTTCAGACGCAACCTTTTGAAAAACATTAGCCATGACAGCACCAGCGGCAACCATTTTGGCAGACATTTCTTTACCAGAATTACCTGCTTCTTTAGTTTTGGTTTTGAATTTATTTAATTCGCCTTCAATGGCTTTAATAGATTGCTGGATACCTTCAATGTTGCCCTTGAATTCAATGTATACAGGTGGAACATCATTAGCCACAATAGCAACCTAACATTAGAGAATAACTAATTTTACCTTTAGTTAGTCCCCGTTTTCTACTTCAGAAAACAGCCCATGCAAATTAAGCATCCAGTCCAACCAAACGGCAGGCTGTTCATCTATTTGCTGTTTGGTGTATCCAAAGTTTTTAACCAGCATGTAGTCCCTAACAAAAGTAGGTAATGGGTATCTATCATCAGGCGTACCGCCCTTTATTACCCATCTGATCCGTTCAAGGGTTCTGTAATTGCTTTTGGGTCTACATCTACCCCAAAGTCAGGTATAAGTTTTTCAAGATACGGGGCGCACGCAGTACGAATGTCATCATAAGTTTTGCTAGGTAGATCCAACAAACTATCAACAGCAATAGGTAAATCAAAAGACCATTCACTGATCATAGCCACTGCCAGTAAATCGTTAAATTCGCTAAAGAATTTTAACGCTTCACCATCAGGGGTTTCACCATCAGTGTCTAATGATGCACCTTCTACAGACTTTTGAAACACAGGGCGGCGTAGCCGTTCTGGTACTAGGTCAGGGTTTCGTAAATCTATCCAGCCGTTGTAAACATCTTGACGCATAATTTTGCCTTCCGTTATTTGTTAAGCGTAAGTGCCGCTTGCCTTCGCATTCTTCAAGGTTACCTTGATAGGTGAGTAACCGCCACTTGAACCAATGTCTGTGGTGTTTGCAAGTGCCTTGTAGGTTACATCTAATTCAACATAGTCTTTACTGCGATCCACTTTAGCAACCTGGAACGCTGCTTTAGTCATAGTCAATTTAACTTGCACAAGTGAAGCACCAGAACCCTGGCTAAAGTTAATGTCCAAAGATGGCTGGCTGTTTGTTAGGTAACGCGTTAAGTCCGTATCATCTTCAAAGATTAACTTTAACGATCCTTCAACATTGACTGCGCCCTGGAAAATTTGGTAAGGGGCTTGCGCACCATCAACGGTGAAAATTGGGGTTAAGGTACGGGTGATGTTCACATTACCTTCAGCCAACTTAGCGGTGACAGTGCCACCAATGGTTGTTACACCAGTCCACGCTGGAACAATGGTAACACCAGTGTAAGAAGGTGTAGGTGTAGAAATTGCCGCAGTGCCACCAGTACCAGTAGTTGCCGCGACTGCGTTAGCGATAGTGAAAGTGTATGGTGAAGTTTGGCTAACAGCGGTAACGGTTTGATTACTCAAGTTAAGTGAAGCCGCACTGTTACCAGTGATTGAAACGCTTTGCCCTTTGTAAAAACTTACAGGTGCTGAAACGGTGTAAGTAACTGCAGAACCAGTGCTGGTAGCAGAAGTTACAGTTGCAGAGTTAGTGGACTGAAAACCTACAGCCGTTGCACTGTATTCCAAAATACCTTCAGCACTAAACTTGGTATCAATAGAACCAATTTGGCAACCAGCGAATTGGCGCGAATTGTAGGCATTGTAATCAGTGAAAGTGTATGACGGTGCTTGACCAGTGCCACTGTTTAGAACATTGACTGCGTGCGTGTATGGGGCTGCAGAACCAGTAGTAGCGACTTCACCTAGAACACCAGCGTAAACATAACCAATGGTGTCTGGGAAAATGTCCCCACCAAAATCAAACTGCGCCATGATGTTACCCTGCTGGGTGTCATAAGTATCAACCATAGACCCACGCCAGTTTTGATCATCCAAGTATTTAATGTTGTCAAAAGGTGCAATGGTGTTTACAGGTATGAAGTCTGATGGTGTGGCAACAGCATTAGGTAGTGCAGGTATTGTGCGTGTAGTTTCTTTGGCTACACCCACAAAGGATTTATAGCGTGGTAATGCCATTAGTTTGTCACTCCTTCAGTGGCAGGTGCATCTTCTGATGCTGGGGTTTCGGCTGACTTCTTAGACGGTTTAGGTGTATCAACAATGGTTAAACCGTAGGCAACTGTTTCTGCAGGTAATTCAATTACATCACCTGGGTTAATTGTTAAACCCAAAGTTGGGTAATACCGTTGTTCGTCAATGTTGGCAGTAAACTTTGCCATTTATAGAACACCCCTTTTGCCTAATGCCTTGCGCATAGCCTTCACATAAAGGTCACGCGCCCTATTGTTTTCTAACAAGATTTTAGCAGTAGGCGCAACAAAAGGGTAGCGCACACCATTAGCCCATTTGGGGTGACCAAATTCTAGTGCGCGTGCATAAATTTGGTAAGCACCTGTAGTGACTGTGTAAGTGCCAAACCCTTCTTGCTTTGTTTTGGATCTGATAGACCTGCGCAAATTACCTGACATGTTGGAAGGTTTACCTGCCACGATCCCTGAACCAGAATCGCGCCCTTTACCTACGGGGTGACCACCCACTATTTGTTGTTTCATTGTCCTGGTTGCTAGTGAACCTACAGCCTGTGATGCAGACTTTACCGCACCATCTATGGCTTTATGTTTTAATAAAAGGGCGCGGACAGTTAAATCTATGTGCGCTTCTACATCCATAACAAACCTTTCAATAAGGGGCGCAGGGCTGGTGGAAGGCGTACCAACCCTGCGCCTATCAGACTACGCAGTGTAAATTTGCGTAACCTGAAACCTAAGAACCACCCAAGTTTCAGTAGCACCACGATCACTTGTAGACGGTTCACTGTATTCAACATCAATTGCTGGTTCAGCACCCTGCCAAATAATGTTTCCCGTAGTGTCACCAAACCTATGATCTGCACGCAAGTAATCTTTCAAACCATCAATAGTGGCATCTAAATCATTCATTGCATCTTCAGCATTGTTTTGCATGCTGTGATGAAACACCTGTAGCACCACATCATAGTCAATGCGTTTCTTACCAGAAGTTGCACCACCCAAAGCGATACGGGTTTCAGTTTCTCTTTCAATAAAAATGACTGCCGCAGCCCTAGACTTTTGCCCAGCCTGCGCATTCACCTGAAAATTTATTTGTTTAGGGAACGAAGTAAATACCTGGTTCAAATCAGGCACACTTGTAGCACTCTGCAGATAACTAGATAACTGACTGCGTAACCCAGCCCTAGACATTAGCGAACCCTGCGGAACGGTATAAGTAATTCTTTAGCCAAATCAAGATCACTATTCAAAGAACCCATGTTTGGTGTTGCCTGACCCACTGCAGAAGTAACCTGCATAGTCATACTGTAATCACCACGCACCTTTAAGAACGCTGTAGTGGCTAGTATGGCGGCTTCTTTAACGGCTGGTGGCAAAGCACTAACCGCCACCCCTGCCGTGTGTGCGTTTACCAGTGTGCCAACAACAGGCACTGTAGAAGAACCAAAGGTGTAGGTAGAAGCGACAGTAAAAGTTTCAGTAAACAAACCATCAAAGATAGTTAAACGCGATCCAGCAACAATGCCCGTACCATCAGCCACAGTAATAGATGAAGCACCAGCACTAGAACCAGCACTAAGGGTAGTGTTCGCAAACCCAGACACATAAGTGTATTGGCAAAACACCTGACCGCGTGGGCTAGAAGGTAACCCAAACTGCAAAGGTCCAGCCGAAGAATAAGTAGTGCCAATAGTCCACGGCATGATTATGCTTTGATCTTCAACCCAGCCCTGCGACACATCAGGATACGCCACAAGATTATTAGGCTGTGACCCGTAAGAAAACGCAGTTAGCGCAACAATGGGGTTATAGCGTGGGTGAACTTTAATGTAACCATCAGGGCTGAACCTTGCCCTTTGATTTTCTGTTTCAACAGTAGCCGCTAACACCTGGTTACAGTAAGTGTCTACCCAACTAGAAGCACGCGCAATGTTGTTTGCCAATTCTGCATCTTGCGCTGCAGGATCTGAAGAATCAGTAACTAAGTTGTTGTAGTCAATAGCCGTAGGTGCGGCTTTGTATTCAGCAATGGTTAAGTATGGGGTGCTGAACAGTTTAGTTGTTGCACCATAGGCGTTAGTCATTATTTAGTTTCCCCACATTCGCAGTTGTCACATTCAACAGTTTCTTTATCTTCTTCTTGCGCTTTGTTATTCGTTCCACATTTCCCACAGACCGCAAAGAATCCGTTAAAACCACAGCCCGAACAAATGAAACCAACATTACCAACTGGTACACCCATAAGGGATGCTTCAACCAGTCCAGCATCTTTAAGTGCTTTACCATCCATCTTTGAATCAGTGCTAAAGAAACCATCTTTACCCCGTTTCAAAGTTGTGGTTACACCAGTGCGTGTACCTGTGATCTCTACATTTGCTAAACCACTAGGCGCAAAATACTTTGGCATAATTTTTTTATCCTTCCGATAACGAGAATGCGCCCCCACCCCGATAGTGGGACAGGGGCGCACCCTACATGTTTAGTTAAACTAACTTGATACCTTGTAGCAAGCCGTTGAACTGTGGTGCTGAACATACAAGTGTTTCGTTGAAGTAAACGCTGTTGTCGTATGTGAACTGCGTCACAGGCCATTCAATTGCCATGAAATCTTGCGCAGTGTGAACTGCCCAAACTTCAGAAACATTTGAATCTGGGATAGGTAGCGTGTACGAAAGTACCGCAGCGTTGCCTTGAGTCATCCACGGGTGAACAGTTAGGGCTACACCCTTGCCAGTTACTTCATTGTGAATGCCAGTTACAACATCACCAATGTATGCGCCGCTTAATTCATCCTGTGAGATGTTTAGACGGTATGCGCCAACATTGCTTGAAGATCCCTTGATTGCATCAGACAACTGCTTGCGGTCTGCGCCATTAATTAGGATCTCATCAGGGTCACCCTTAACATTCTGGTAGATAGTGCCAAAGATTGTTTGGAACTCTACACCAGGGTTAGAAGTGCTGAACGCGCTGTTGATACGGTTCACAACACCACTAGGTGCACCAGATGCGCCAATGATCTGTGGAATGATGCCATCATAACCTGTTGCAAAGTATGAAGTATCAGTTGAACCATTAGATGTTGTACCAGTTGTTACAAGTGCAGAAGCACCAAGTGCGTAACCGTTGTAGCCTGTACGACCCTGGAAATACAAAGCAGAATCAGAAGTAGATACATTGCCTGCAAAGATTTCGTAGCCTAGTGCGCCAACAGAATCACCAATAACAACATCAATGACCTGCCCAGCGGTAACAGAAGCAACAGTGGTAGCGGCTGATGTTGGTGACTGACCAAAAGTACCGCTATCTGCGGCAACCTTAATGTAGTAAGTACCAGCCGCTAGACCAACTTCTGAACCAGTCTTTGTGCGTGCAGTTGCAGAAACGATTGTTGGTGCAGAAATGCCACCAATGTAACCGTCTGAAGTCTGACCGCGTGACTGCATAAGCATTTTTTCTTCTTCAAGCATTGCTGCGTAAAGAGTAGTTGTCTGTGCTAGTTGGCGAATGTCTTGGTAGCCCTGACCCTGGAACTGTGCGCTGAATGGAACAGAATCAGATAGTGAGAACTGCTTGTAAACAAACGAACGATCATAACCAGCATAGCCAATTTTTGCGCCACGAACATAAGAAGTAGCACCAAAGGTGTTGCTGGTTGAATCGGTGATGCCAGGGAAAATGTCAGCCGCACCAGTTTCAGAACCAGTGATAGCGTTAATAACCTTTTGGCGGTGTGAAGTACCGAAACCCTTTTTGCGTGGCAGTTTGTTACGCAATGGTGTCATCTTAGGGAAGATAAGTTTTGCAGGTGCTTCAAGATCAAACGCTACAAGACCAGTTGAGATAGGGCTGGTTAGCGTAATGTCTTTAACAATGTCACCACTGATTGCTTGCTGTGAAGCAAGTGCGCTGTTAAGCGAATCAATAACATCAGGTGACATTGACTTAGTTAGGCTCTCGTCAGACAGAATGCCTGCGATAGCGGTGGATGGTGTAGATGGTGTGGCAGACTTAAGACCCATCATTTCAGCACCAGTCTTAGGTGATGAATTAGCCTTATTCAAAGCACTAAGGAATTCTTCGTGCTGAACT